TTGCTTGCGGGCGCTTCTGGAAACGGAGGCGCCCATTTTTTTGGAATCCATATGGCGGCACGGGTATCAGGGGAGAAGAAGCCTCCCAAGGCGACGCCGGCGCCGCGGCGAAGAGGCAGCCGCAAGCAACGAATCAGCAGGCTCTTGAGGGACATTGAGGAGCGCCTGGATGTCAAGACCAACAAGGTGACGCTAGCGGATTTCATCCGGCTGACACAGCTTGAACGCGAGTTAGAGGAAGAAGAGCAGCCGAGGGAGATTATCGTCACGTGGAAAGAGCCAGCGGAAAAACGCTGCGAATAGAAATAAACTATGTGCCACTGCCATCGCAAAGTAGATTTCACGGGTCGGCGGCGAGGTTCAAAGGCTTTTCGGGTCCCATCGGATCGGGGAAGAGCCAGGCTTTGTGCCAAGAGGCGATTCGGCTGAGTTACTTGAATCCGGGGAGGCAGGGGCTCATTGGAGCGCCGACTTACCCGATGTTGCGTGATGCAACTTTAACAAGCTTTCTGGAAGTGTTGAGCAGTAACCGCATCCGGCATGAGCTGAACAAGTCCGAATCCGTGTTGCTGATGAAGGACACCGGATCGCGGATTTACTTCCGCGCGGTGGACGACTTCGAACGCCTGCGGGGCACGAATCTGGCGTGGTTTGGTTTAGATGAGCTCACTTACACGGCCGAACAAGCGTGGTTGCGGCTGGAAGGGCGCCTGCGAGATCCGCGCGCATCGCGGCTGTGCGGGTTCGCTGTATGGACGCCCCGGGGATTTGACTGGGTGTATCGACGATTCGTTCGCGAAGTGGTCGCCGGATACGAAGTAATACTCGCGAAGCCGTTTGAGAATCGATATGTGCTCGGACGGATCCCCGATTTTTATCAGCGGTTGAAGGGAAGCTACGACGCCAAACTGTTTGAGCAGGAGGCGCTGGGCGAGTACCTGAATGTGCAGTCTGGCGCGGTTTACGGGGCATTCAAGCGGTCGCGGAATGTTCGGGAAGTTGAAGTGGATGTCAGTGTGCCGCTGCTGTGGGCGCTGGACTTCAATGTGGATCCCATGAGTTCGATTGTGGCGCAGAAGAGCGGAGAGGAGATCCGGGTGCTGGATGAAGTGGTTCTCAGTCGCGCAAGCACGATGGAAGCGTGCGACGAATTCCACGCGCGGTATCCGAATCATCAGGCCGGAATTGTTGTGTACGGGGACGCTTCGGGGCAGCGGCTGCAGACGGCCGGAACGACAGACTACCGGATCGTCAAAGAATATTTCCGGCGGACAGCATATAAGAACCTGAAGTTCCGCGTGCCTCCGAGCAATCCGAGCGTCCGAGAGCGCGTGGCTCTGGTGAACGCAAAGCTGTTCTCGGCTGACGAAGAAGTCCGGCTGTTGGTGCATCCGCAGTGCAAGGGCCTGGTGGCTGACCTGGAGGAAGTTACGTACAAGCCGGATAGCGGAATCATCGATAAGGAGAAGGACTCCAAAAGGACGCACCTATCCGATGCTTTGGGCTACTTGATCTGGCAAGAATGCGGGCCTCGAGCGAAATTCGGAGAGCAGAGCCGGCGGTTGATTTAGGCGCGAAGAGAACCCGATGAACTTAGGCACGGTTGGTCCCGACATTAACCACGAGCATCCGGAGTACGCGGCCAAGCGCGCGATGTGGCGGCAGTATCGAGACCTATACGCGGGAGGGGAACAATTCCGGGCGAGCGCGGATCAGTATCTGGTTCGGCGGCAGAAGGAGCCTGGAGACGTCTATATCGAGCGGCTGAGCCGGAGTTTCTACGAGAACTACGTGGGTTCGATCGTGGATTGGTATACCGCGACGCTGTTCCGGCGAGAGCCGGCTTTGTCCTATGAAGGCAAGAGTGAACGTTCGCGCAAATTCTTTGGGCAGTTCGCGGAGGATTGCGATCTCAAGGGGACGAATCTCGCTGAGTTCTTCCGTAGGCAATTCGTGGAAGCTCTGGTTTGCGGCAAAAGTTACGTGTTAATCGATTTTCCACGACTCAGTGAGCCAGTTGGAACTCGCGCGGAAGAGGACGAACGCGGAACGTCCAGGGCTTACTTAGTGAGTTACGCGGCCGATGAGTTGATCAACTGGAGTTACGACGATCATGGGCAGTACCAATGGGTGGTGCTTCGAACGCAGAGCCTGCGCAAAGAGCGGCTAGAGGATACGGCTTGGTCGAAGCAGACTCGCTGGGTTTACTACGACAAGGAAAAGTACCGGGTTTATGAACAGACGGAAGGCGGAACGAATCGCGGGCCAATTGAAATAGTAGCCGAAGGAAGGCACGGCCTGGCGAAGCAGTCGCGCGTGCCGCTGGTGGAGTTGCGGGTGTCCGAGGGGCTGTGGCTGCTAAACAAAACGGCGACGTTACAACTGGAACATTTCAACAAATCGAATGCTCTGGGGTGGGCGCTGACGATGGGACTCTTCGCGATGCCAGTGGTCTATTCGGAGCGCGATTGGGACCAGGTGATGGGCGAGTCGTACTACATTCAACTGGGTCCGCAGGACCGGTTCGGATGGACGGAGCCGCAAGGGACCGTTTACCAGATTGCCGCGGACAATCTGACCAGGCTGCAAGAGGAGATCTACCGGGTGTGTTACGTGTCCCATGCGGGTGGACCGCTGTCCGGAAACGCAACTCAATCGGGCGTGAGCAAGCAGCGCGATTACGCGATCACGCAGGAGGTGCTGCGGGCCTATGGAGATGCAGTCAAGGATTCGATGAAGCGAGTTCTTCGCGCCGTGGACACGGCACGCGAGGACGGGCTGAGCATTGACGTTTCCGGCATGGATGAGTTTGACATCGGAGATTTCGGGACGGAGCTGGACGATGCTCAACGGTTGCTGAGTTTGGGGATGAATTCGCCGACGCTGCGAAAGCAAGTGTACAAGAAGCTGGCGTTTCAATTCTTGTGCGACGTCCGGCAAGAGGTAAAGGACCAGATCGGGCGCGAGATCGATCAAGAGAAGCCTTAAATTTACTGGAGGATTATGGACGAGCCACAGGCGGATGGGGCGGAGCTGCGTTCACTGATACGCGGCGTGATCGAGGAGTTTGTGCAGGCCGAGCAGGTGAAAGCGGAGCCTGCGTATAAGGCGGAGCTGCTGGACGAGCGGAGGCGGCGCGAGGACTTAGAAAAGCGAGTGAACGATCTGGTTCAAGAGAATCATCGCAGCCGGCAAATGGCGGACGAGGCGGAGCGGAGCTCATCGATTCGCACGGAGCTACAGCGGTTGGGAGTAGCGAAGGTGGATCTGGCGTATCGCGCAGTGAAGGACGATATTCAGCGGCGCGACGACGGCCAGCTGATTGCGCGGAACGGGCCCGGAGAAGTTTCTCTTCGGGACTATCTAGCGCAGTTCGTGCAGGAGAATCCCGAATTGCTACCGGCCCGCATGACGGGTGGATCGGGTATGGGGTCGGGATCAAAGACGGTTACGAGTACAGGCGGGCTTGATTTGGACAAGATTCGACCGGGCATGAGTCCGGAAGAACTGGAGAGGGTTCGGCAAGAGGTCTCACGAGTGGCGAATCAAGCACTGCGAGGCCTGTGAGCGAGAAAGAGACAACGAGGAAATCTAAATGCCAGCAATTACATCAGCAAATGTAGCAAGTGCAATCGTGAAGTTAGTAGCAGTGGACGCGCTGCCGGCGCTCGTAAGCAACCTGGTCATGGGCAACTTAGTCAACCGGGATTACGAGCCCACCTTGGCGAATGCGGGGGATACGGTCAATGTGCCGATACCTCCCACGCTGGTCGCGAACAACATCGCGGAAGGCGGGAAGGTTCAGACGCAGAGTCCCAATTTAGGGAACGCGCAGATCGTGTTGAACACCCATGCCGAAGCCACATTCCAGATCCCGGATGTGACGAAGGTAGTGGCGGTGCCCGATTTACTGCGGCTCTACATGCAACCGGCCGTGGTCGCGATCGCGGAGCGAATCGAAACTGACATTTTGAGCCTGTATTCGCAATTCAGCTCAAACGCGCCGGTAGGAACGGCGGGCGTGGCTCTGGTGGAGAGCGCGGTGGATGCGGCGGAAACGGCGCTCTTTCAAGCGAAAGTGCCGGCCGTGGCGAGTAAGTATCTGGTGGTTGATCCGGTGAGTTACTCCGCATTGAGACAGATCCCACGATTTAGCGAATATTACTCGGCTGGTGATGCGGGGTTGCGCGCGCTGGTGGATGGCGCGGTCGGCAAGATCAAGGACTTTTTCGTGTTTCGATCGCAGCTTGTGCAGGCCACCGGCAGTGGACCGGTGAATACGCACAATCTGGCGTTTGCCAGGGACGCCATCGGGCTGGTCATCCGCCGTCTGCCGCAACCGCTGCCGGGGACCGGCGCGATCGCCGAGTACGCGGAAATGGGCAACTTCGGGATCCGCGTGGTCATGAGCTATCAGCCAAACACGCTGGCGCAACAGTTTACCGTGGATGTGCTCTACGGGACTGCGGTTCTGAGGAACTCATTTGGAGTTCAGGTAAACAGCTAGTTTGCGGAAAAGATCGTGCAGTGGGTGACGCGGGCGGATGCCAGGAGCGTCTGTCCGCGCGCAAAGGGGACAGGATGGATTTGAGGGCGTTCTATCAAAAGTTGCGGAAGATCGAACAAGAGATCACGGACTCGCACGTAGTGGTTGTGAGTCATGAGACGCCCGACGGCGGGCGACCGGGTCAGTTAGCAGAGGTGTCGCGCAGTATCGCGGCCCGCCTCATCCTGGAAGGGCGCGCGCGCCTGGCGACGATGGAAGAAAGCGCGGGATTTCGGGCGGCGGCCCAAAAGGCCGTGCATGAAGCGCAGCAGCGGGAAATGGCGAGCAAGGTGCAGGTGAATGTGATTTCCGAAGCTGACCTGCGCGCGCTCAAGAGCTCGGCGCGAGCGGAGAAGCGCTAACGAGCGCGGCGGCGATGGCACTCTTCACCGACGGTCCCATCAGTTCGGCAAAGGATCTCCAAGAATACGAGGCATCGGTCCTAACGGATGCCAACGCCGAAGGTATTGATGTCGTCGCGAAGGTGGCCCTGGCGCAACAGGATCTTGCGAATGAGCTCATCTTGTTCTTGCTTCGACGCGCGTCGTTCCGTGACTATCAGTCGGATGTCAGGCGGTCGCGAGGCTTGGGCGATGTGGTGGTGACGGATGCTCTGCGGCAGTGGCACATTCATAAGACGCTTGCCATGGTATATCGCGACGCGTACAACAATCAATTGAACGACCGTTACCAGGGCAAGTGGAACGAATACGAGGAATTAGCAAAAGGCAGTTCGCGGACTTACTTTCAGCTCGGGGTGGGAGTGGTTGCGGACCCGATTCCGAAGGCGACGACTCCTGAGTTGTCCAGCGTTCCGGGGACTGCAGCCGGAGCGACGTTTTACGTCGTTGCCACCTGGGTCAATTCGACCGGCCAAGAAGGCGCTCCGAGCGCGTACGCACAACTTAGCACGTCGGCGGGCGAGGTGCTCGCCGTGGGGCTTACTGGCATTCCGCCGCAAAATGCGGTTGGCTGGAACGCATATGTTGGAGCGTCGCCCAGCGCAGTAACTCGCCAAAACAATAACCCATTGGGAATCGGCGTCACTTGGATCATGAACGGAGGGCTCATTCCGGGCGCCCCTTTCACGATGGGACAGAAGCCGGCTTGGTTCATCGTGGATCACCGTGTCATTGAAAGAGGTTGAACATGTTGCTGATCGCCGGCACAAGTACACAAAAGGTTCTGGGAGTGTTGGCGGGCGGGAGCGGTTTGCCCGCGGCGCTGGAAGCGCTGGCGACGCAGCAGGGATTGACATTGCCTGCGATTGCGGCGCATCAGATTATTGCTCAGAATGTGGCGCCAGAAGTGTCTGACCAGAGCACGGTGAATAAGTATCCGCTGGTTTACGTGTACTGCACCAAGGTGGTCAACCAACTTCGAGAGAAGTTCCGCACGTTTTCCGGAGACGCTCAGATGATTGTGGAAGCCCGTGTTTCGCAGGATCGTTTGGATCAGATAGAAACCAACCTGCAGGCTTACGTCGATGCCATAACGCAAGTGTTGGACAACAGTCGTGGTGACTGGGGCGATGGGATGTTCTTTGACGGCGGGTATGAGGTTACTTTTGGTGGCGTGAAGCACGGAGGGCGCAACTTCCTGCAGATCGCAAAAGTATCGTTTGCCTTGGAGATCAGCGCGGGGTAGCGGAAGCAACCAAATATGTCCTATATCCTATCGAACGACAACCGCTTCTATGTCGCTTTAGAACAAAGTTATGGCACTGCAGCGGCAATCAGCGCGAGCAATCGGATTCCCGCGGTTAAGTTGACTGCGAAGCAACAGATGGAGAAGGTGCAGCGCGCGGACAAAACAGGGTCGCGCACGTTTGCCGGAAATCCAAGCGGGTTGCGGCCACAGACCAGCTTCGGGTTGAAGACGTACATGGCAAACTGGGCCAATCCGAGCGCTCTGCCGCCGCACGGTCCTTTGTTTCAGGCGTGTCTGGGGGCATCACCGGCGCAATCGGCGGGAGGCACCGTTGCGAGTACCAGCGGCTCATCGACTCTCACATTCACAGCGCCGCACGGGCTGGCTCCCGGGGCCGCGGTTACCAGCGGCGGTGAGATGCGTTTTGTCACGGTAATCGTGAACGCCGACACCGTTCAACTGAACGCGCCATTTTCAGTTACGCCGGCGACGAATTCGCAGACCGGGCCGACGGCGATGTATCAGCCCGCGGAGAGTCTATCGAGCGTTACGCTCTTCGATTACTGGAGCCCGACGACGGCGGTGCAGCGCGTGCTGGCGGGTATGGCTGTCGACACACTGTCGATCAAAGTCAACGGCGATTTTCACGAGTTTGATTTCAACGGGCAGGCGCAAGACTTGGTGGACACGGCCAGTTTTCAAAACGGGCAGTTCGGCCTGTCGGCTTTTCCGGCGGAGCCGACCGTGGCGCCAATCAATTACTCGATCATTCCGGGACACTTGGGGCAGGTATGGCTGGGCAGCTCGCCATCGCGTTTTCTTACGCTGACCAACGCAGATGTAACGTTCTCGAACAATCTGGCACTTCGGGCGACCGAGTACGGCGCCCTGTTGCCTAGCGCGATTGCTCCCGGACAGCGCAGTGTCTCGATCAACTTCAGCATCTTTCAAATGGACGATAGCGCCACGGCGGCGCTCTATCAAGCTGCCCGTCAAAGGTCGCCCATCAGCGTCATGATGCAACTTGGCCAGCAGCAGGGCGAGTTGTTCGGCGTCTATATGAACAGCGTGGTGGCAGAGGTGCCGGCTTTCGATGATTCACAGACCCGCCAGCAGTGGCAATTTCAAAGCTGCCGGGCGCAAGGAAGCATGGATGATGAGATTTATGTGGCGTTCGGGTAGGGAACGACCGGATCGGGCCGCTCAGACGATAGTTCCTTCAAACGGCGCCGTGCACTATGACAGCGTAATTTCGATTGACTCCAAAGCCGCACCGGGAGTGAAGTTCGCCATCCATCGGGTTTCATTCGGGCGACGCATGGAGCTGAGCCGGCGCGTGCGGGAAATCAGCCGCAAGGCCGAGTTCCTGGAAGCCAGCACGGAGCTGAACGAGAAGATTGAAGCCAACATCCTGGCGCAGGAAATTGATGCGATGTACCTGCAGTGGGGGTTGGTTAAGATCGAAGGACTAGTCATTGATGGCGAGGTAGCCACCGCAGCGCAGTTACTGCAAAAAGGCCCTGAGGACCTGGCGCGCGAGATTGTCGGCGCGATCAAGGAACAGTGCGGGTTGAGCGAGACAGACAGAAAAAACTGATTGTCGCATTCCATTTTCAACTTGGAAACAAGGCCGCGTGGAAGTGCGACATATGCAGAAAGAGCGGTCTGGAGCGGAAGCGGCGATGCGGTTGGGTGGAGCATAACGCCGGCGCTGCGGGTTCTCCGATTGTGTGGGGGCGCGGAAGAGTCTCGCTGACGACCTGTCCGACGTCGCACATCACGGGGGAGAGCCTCGCGCTGCTGGAGGAGTTTCATGTCTGGAAGCTGCTTGGCGCGGGAAACGTTTACGAATTGCCGGCGCGCCTGGTGGAGGCGATCTTTGTCCTGGAGAACGAGGTGAGGGTAGAAAGTAACGATGGCCAGAAGTAAGTGGGAAGATCTTCTGCCGGCGAGCAGCACCGGGAATGTGTCGCGAAGTGACTTACTTGGGCAATTGGCGGCATCCACGGGCAGCGCTGGCGGCGGATCAGGCGGCTCCGGCGTAAGGGGATTGCTTCAAAGCAGCAACTCCGGCGTTACAGAGCAGTTGACCTCGCTGACGACGCAAATCACCAGTCTCAGCTCCATCCAGCAATCACAAATCAGCGCGCTGCAGGACAATACCCAAGCGGTTACTCAGAACACCACATCGAAAGGAAGCAGCGGATCTTCTATCGGCAGCACAGTTGAGAGCGCAGCGTCCAGTTTTCTGGGCGGAGGACTGAGTAGCTTGTCGCCGTTGATCGGCGGGATTCTGAGTTTGTTTGGAGGCGGCGGTCAAACACTCGCGGTGGCACCTCCATTCATGTTGCCGGAGCCCGTGCAGGCGCAAGGGGGGATCACGGCGAGCGCGCCGGGACAAGCGGCGGGGGTCAGTTATGGAGAATCGGGCCAGCCGCGCGCGCAACCGGCCAGCGCGTCGCCACAGGTCACGATCCAAGTCAATGCGATGGACAGCCAATCGTTTCTCGATCACAGCGATGACATCGCGATGGCGGTGAAGCAGGCAATCTTAAACTCCAGTTCGCTGAACGATGTAATTTCGGGCTTGTAAATATGAGCGTGTTTCCTACCTTGAAGACCGGCGCTGTGATGCAGTATCCGGCCCAGCGCGGGTTGGGGTTCTCGACGACAGCGCTGCAGTTCGTGGATGGGTCCGAACAGCGTTTCCGCAATTATCAAGCGCCGCTTCACAAGTGGGTAGTCCAGCTTAGTTTGCTGGATCAGAGCGAAATGCACCAATTACAAGAGTTCTTTCGAAGCATGGTGGGATCGGCCGGGGACTTCGCTTTCACCGATCCTCGGGATGGCACGAACTACGCAAGCTGCAGCCTGGGAAGCGATAGCATGACGGCCGTGCTCGTGGGTGAATGGAATGGCGCGACTTCGCTGACTGTGCTGGAGAACGCGAGCTGAGATGCTCTACTATCCGCAACTTAGCACCGGATCCATCTCCCAGTTCCCGGTTCGACGCGGAACGACTATGCGAACGGTCGCTAATCAACTCGCGAGCGGTTACACGATTCGGATGGCGGATACTGGAGCACAAAAGGTGCAGTGGCAGCTTCGTTATTCGGACCTGACCGATGGCGAGCGATCTTCGATCGAGAGCCTTTTTGAAGCGGCTGAAGGGCAGCTCAATACGTTTACGTTTCTAGATCCCACAGACAACCTATTAATGTGGAGCGAGGACTGGACGCAAGCGGTGTGGACGGCCGGTCCGCTCCTCCAAGTCGCCGGGGGAGTGCAGGACCCGCTGGGAGGCAGCGCCGCTGTACAGCTCACGAACACTGCGCAAACGACGCAACAGGTCCTTCAAACTACAGGCGGGCGAAGTTCGTTCGTTTACTGCTACAGCGTGTACGTGCGGAGCAATGCACCGGCGACCATTCAACTGGTTGTCACTGCAACAGGACAGACTGGTCTGACTGCTGTAACGACGAATGCTTCGTGGATGCGGGTGAGCACTTCCGGCAGCCTCTCGGTTCAACAAGACGGGATCGGCTTCGGAGTGCAATTGCTGGCAGGCGTCCAAGTGGACGTATTCGGCGCTCAGGTGGAAGCGCAGCCGGCGCCGGGACTTTACAAGAAGACAATCGATCTAGGCGGTGTCTACTCGAGCACGCGGTTTTCTTCTGACTCACTCTTAGTCACGTCGACTGCGCCCAACCAGAATTCCTGTCAGATCGGCCTGATCAGCAGTCTAAACTAATGCGACAGATGAACGGAGAGCTTCCCACAGAATGACAAGCATCAACGTTCTGAAAGAGCTGGAAGTTCCCGGCACGCCGCTGTTTCTGTTCGATTGTACGCTGCCAACCGGCGATGTTCAGCGCTGGAGCACTCACAACGTCACAGTGAATGGCCACCAGTACTTGAGCCGCGTGCTCAAACACAATCTTTTCGATCTCAATTCCAGTCCAGAAGCCGCGACCGACGGCGTTTCGATCGTTTCCATCACACTTGCCAACGCGGACGCTTTTCTTTCCTCGATTGAACGCAACATTGGCTGGAAAGGATCCACGCTGGTGGTTACGTTCTTGTTCTTCGACCTGACCAACCAAGTGGTGGCCTCCGACAGCCAGGTGGTGTTCCGCGGAATCGCAAACCCGCCGGATCAATCCACGGAATCGACCCTGCGTCTTAGCTTCACTAACACACTGAACTTGCAGCGCGTATTCTTGCCCGAGATCCGTATCCAAAAACTATGCCCGTGGAACTTTCCAGGCACAGCGGCGCAGCGGCAGGAGGCGGTGAGCGGAGGAACGGAGGGTACGTTTTCGCCATTCTATCGATGTGGATATTCGGCGGATCAGTCCGGCGGCGTTGGGAACATGAATGCGGGCGCTCCTTACACCACCTGCGACTTTTCCCGGGCGCAATGCCAGCAGCGAGGGATGTTCGACACCGACGGCGCGAATAATGTAACTCGAAGGTTTGGCGGAATCGAGTTCGTGCCGGCTTCGATCATCGTGCGCAGCTATGGCGCGAAGACATCGCAATTGTCCATTCCGCTGCCGAATCAAGCGCTCTACAACGACTTTGTTCCGCTTATCTACGGGACCGGGTGGTATCAGCCGCCGATTGTACTGGCGAGAAACGACGGGAACCTCACGCACTTCGAAGTGCTGCTCGGAGCGGGTCAGATCAGCAGCGTTATCACAGTAATCGTGAACAACACCCAGATCCCCGCTGGGGTGAGCGGAACGAATATGACGGCGACTGGTTGGTACAACGTCATTAGTTACGGAACCAGGAATGGCAGCTTCAATCCGGATTTCAGCAATTCTTCCGGGCAGCCGTTGGGCGATCCCTACGGCAGCATGGCATTCATGTCGCTTGTGGTGCCCAACTGGATCTCCAACGGAACCTCGCTGCCTGACGTCGAGGTCCTGATTCAGGGCCTGCAACTCGCGCAGTTTGACTCCAGCGGCAACTACGTGAGCAACGCTTTCACCAACAATCCAGCCTGGGTGATGCTGGACGTCCTGCTGCGGAGTGGTTGGAACCTTGACCAATTGGACCTTGCCAGCTTCTCGGCTGTAGCCGCGAGATGCAACGCGACGGTTTCTACGGTGGATGTGAACGGGAACAGCACAACGATTCCTCGTTATCAATGTAATCTTCTGCTCACTGGACGCCGCAGCGCCGGCGACATCGTGCGCGGCATTCGAAACGGGTCGGCGATGTATCTGAGTTTTGATCCAACGGGCCTGATTCAGCTCAACGGGGAAGACACCTTGGCGATACAGCAGCCAACGCAGGCGGCCGGGAGCAATGGCACCGACACATTGAATAGTGGCTGGCCGGCTTACGAATTCGGTGACGACACGTTTTCAGGCATCCTGCGCAACGCCAACGGGATGCCCTCGCTCACGGTGACGGCGCAGAGCATCTCCAACACGCCGAACCACTATACGGTTGAATTCCAGGACGAATTCAATGAATACCAACAAGACAGTCTATCGCTGGTGGACATCGACGACTTTCTGGTAACAGGCCAGGACGTAACGAGTACGCTCACCGCGCTCGGCCTCCCCAATTTCGATCAAGCCAATCGGGCGGCAGCGCTTCAGTTGTATAAGTCGGTGAACGGCAACACGTATGTCGAGTTTGAGACCAGCGTGAAAGGGGTCGGCTTAAGGCCAGGCGACATTATCACGCTGACTTACGCCCGAGAAGGCTTCAGCCGGCAGCCGTTCCGAATCACCAAACTGTCACCAGGGCTGAATTTTATTACCGCGGTGATTACGGCACAGATCCATGACGACTCCTGGTACACGGCGGTCAATTCCGGGGCAGCAGGCTTGGGGCGTCAAGCGGCCTTCGAGATCGGGCTGCCCAGGCCGCTGGTGGGAAGTCTGCTGGATGGCAACGGCGTGGAGCAGTTTGGAATTGTGGAAACCGAGACCGCGAGCACGGATGGCAGCGTCACTGCCAATCTATCGGTCGCCTTTTCAGTCCCGGCCAAGCCTACAGCAAGCGCAGCCGGTATACCGCTCATGGGACTCAATGCGCAGGTAAGTAACAGCGGTGGGGCCTTGGCGGGAGGGCAAACGCTGTATTACGGGATCAGCGCGGTTGACACCAACGGGGCTGAAAGCGGGCTCTCGTTTGTTGCGATGGCGACCGTCCCGGCTGGGGCTAACACGAACGAAGTCACTCTCGTGAGTCTCAGCTTTTCGTCGACCGCCGCTTCGTTTGATGTTTATCGTGGCCCTAGTCCTACGCAAATGTTGCGAATCGCGAGTAACGCCGCGATCGCGGGACAGTTTGTCGACTCGGGACTAACTGCATCGCTGCAAGGGCCTCCGGACTACAATTACGACCACGCGAACTTCTATTGGCGATTGGAACTGCAGCCTCCCGAGCAAGTAAGCGCATACTCGGCGACAACCGTTGGTAACAGCGCGCTGAACATGGCGCTGAATCTGTACAACGGCGCCACCGTGAGGATAACCGCGGGGACGGGAGCCGGGCAGGAGCGGACCGTCGCCTCCAACACGGCCAGTACACTCACCATCACCACGCAATGGAGCATCCAGCCGGATACCACGAGCTTATTTCTGATTGCTGATTCCACCTGGCAGTTTGGAGCTTCGAGCAACGCATCGCCAGTCTCGTTCGCCGTGCCGAATCGCGAAGGGGTCACGCTCCATGTATCTGGCCGCGCCGCGAACGTCCTGGACGAGGAATGTGCGTACGAATTGTCGCCACTCACTCGGTGGACAATCACGGGCGCGACGGGCGAAGCTCTGGATTCCGACGTTTCAGGACAGCCCGTGTTCGGCCTCTACCCGATCGGGTCGGGCAGCGTCGAAGTCCTGGGGATCGCGTTTTCCGATTTAACTAACACGCGTTCCATCAGTGCGGGTACGCTGACGCTGGCATATTGGGACGAGTTGAATGGGCCTTCCACGATTTTGTTGAGCGCAGCGATGGGTTCTGGCGATACTTCGTTGAGCGTGGCCACGGCGGTGTCGGCGTCTAGCGGCGATCTATTGCAGATCGATGCGGAAATAATGATCGTACAGGCCAGCGTCACGAACAGTACAACTGTGTCCGTCAGTCGCGCGTCTCACGGTACAACCGCGGCGACTCACGCCACGAACGCGGGAGTCTACCTCCTTGCAAAGAAGATTTTCATCCTGGCGTTCGCACAGGATTTCTTTGGGAGCCCGGCCAGCGGAAGCTATGCATACCCGATCACGATTCCTGACGTCCGGATCGCAGCGGCCGAGTTGTTCATGACCAACTCGAGAGGCAACAGCAGCGTGGCCGCCGAGTCGTTTACCGACACAACGGACTTGGGGCTCCGAACGCTCCTGGGCGGGCAATTGACAATTCAAATCGAGGGCCCTCTGGCGATCCAGACCAACGCGGCGCCCCCGCTTCTGGTGGAGACGGCGTGTTCGGTGCGGGATATTTACGCGGTTGTTCAGGACGCCCCATCCGGAGCGCCAATAGCGATGAATGTCACCCAGAACGGCCAAGTCTATTGCGAACTCACGATCGCAACTGGCGCGACCGTGTCGAATACAGTGAACGGTTTTGCACTCGGTCCGCTCCAGGCTCAAGCGATCGTTGGCCTGGACATTACGTCCGTGGTTGCAACCGCCAACACAACGCCCGGCATGAATCTAACCGTGACGATTCGACTGTAGGATTCCGAGGCATGCCCGCGACTTTGCAAAAACTGCAACCCGATGGCGATCTGCAATGTTATTTCTTCGAGCCATCCGCTATCGCCGCGTTGAGCGCGACTAGCGCCACCGGGTATATCGTGTCAGGCACGTGGCGGCAGCAGTTTGACTGGGCGGTGATCGAGTGGAATCGCGACAATGTTTTCGAGCATCCCTCGTTCCGCTCCTTGCCGGATGGTGATCTCAGCGGACTAACGCTGAGTTACCAGGAGACCCGGGAAAACTGCATCCGATTGGACTCCACTTTGTATCCAACGGTCGATTGGCCTACTCTGCGAATCTGGGCAAACAACGGAAGCGGCGAGCAGATCTACAAGATCCCGCTGACAAGTTACGCGACTCCTGTTGCGGGTAGTTATCAAAGCGCGACCGTTCAGTTCACGTTGGGTGGAACAGTTACGGCCGGGGACTATGTCGGGATCGCATTCTTGGGGGAGCATTACCCGTACTTGATGACCAGCGGCGAAACCCTGGATTACGCGATTCAATACATTGCATCGGAGGTCAATGGCTCTTCGCCGACGATGACCGCGTCCTATGCCGGGACAACGATTACGATTACCTGCCGAAGTTCAGGAGGCCCCACCGGCGCCAACGGCAACATCGTCGGCGCGTACACTTACGCCTCTGGCAGCCAGACCGAGCTGTGGGATGCGCCCTCCAGGCTATTTTCCGGGGGAACGTCGCCTTCGCAGTGGCAAATCACTTTACCGTTCGCGACGCTGGCGGATCCCGTGCTCGGGACGGTTCCAGCCAACGCGATCCGCAAGCTTCGATGGACCTATTCGGCGGATCTGCAGGCGGGCGCTTTCGTGCGCAGCGAGTTTCAAGTAGTGGTATCGAACTGGACGGTCACCGGCAGCGGGCAGGCATACTCGGTCGCCGGTGCGGGCAGCCGGCGCATCGAAGATGATTCCAATGAAGTGCAATATACGGGCACGTGGACCAGCGCCGGGGGAAACTTCTCCGGCGGCACGATTCATTCCACCAGCGTCTATCAATCGAGTGTGAGTTGCACTTACACGTCTTCGCAAAATCACTCCCTATACTTAGGAACCAGGCTGCTGGCCACCGGCACGCTGATTTCTGTTGTTGTCGATTCGGGCAGCCCTGTGACAGTGAACGTGAACGCTCCGGGCGAGGACGTCCTCATTCGGACTCTTCTTGGCCAGCTAGGTTCGGGAACACACTCCGTGACGGCAACGCACGACGGCGGCGCCGGCACTTACTTCTATTTTGACTTTTTCGAAATCGCCATCCCGTCCACGACCCTGCCCACTGAGACCACCGAGATCATGCTTGCCGCAGCTACAGACTGGGATACCAACCACTCCCTGGCGCTGGCGCCGGAGCGAACCGCCGGGATGATCTATGCCCTCGGCTTTCGGGCTCGCGTGAATCACTATGTAGGCGCGCTGTGGTTTTATGAGCTGACGTGCGTCGGGCAGCAATACGCGTCTGCCACGGTGACGTTCTCTGGATCTCCGGATCCGAATCTCATCACTCAGATTATTCTCGGCACAGTCGGTCAACCTACTTCGACCGACACCACGATCGAGCATCTGAATCTGATTGGCGACACCTCCGAGACGCTCGCGACGGCCTTTGCGCTCCTGCTGAATGGCGGCTACACAGCGGTTTGGGCGCAGGCCAGCGGTAGCCAGGTGACGATTTATTCGCGCTCCATGGGCACGGACGGCAATGCCATCACGATTGCGACCAGCGCGAACACCACCGATCTGACGATCACCACTTCTGGTTCCACACTGTCCGGCGGCGTGGACGGGAACTGGTACACCGACCTTGGGGCGATTCCCCGGCTCAACCGCGCAGTCCGCGACTGGAGCCAGTGTTACTTTCAGGCTCTCAACGGCTATGGCTTCGATGCAACCGCGTCGTTTAGTATGGAACTCGGCAACGGCGATCCATCAACAGGCGCCGGCATCGCACAACGTTATCCGGATGGAGTCGCCGTTGTGGTCAGCACGCCCGCGCTGCAAACGAATTTCTCGCCCACCAGCGCGACCTTTTGGCAACAGGTGTATCTGGACATGGCCGCCGTTCTGACTGCTGCGGGGCTGACCCCATATTTGCAATTCGGTGAAGTGCAGTGGTGGTACTTTCCCGATGACGGCTCGGGGATGCCGTTTTATGACGCCTACACCACTAGCGCTTTTCAAACGCAATATGGCCGCGCGATGACGGTGATCACGAGCAATACGGTGGACCCTACGACAATTCCGCAGGAAGCCGCGTTCCTCCCTGGACTGATCGGCAGCTTCACCGCTCAGGTGCGCAGCTTCGTTCGCGCTACCTATCCGACTTGCCGGTTTGAAGTGCTGTACCCTCCCGACGTGAACAATTTCCCCCTTACCCAGGTCATTAATTATCCGACCAACGACTGGACTCCCGCCAATCTAAATTGCCTGAAGACCGAGAGCTTCACTTACACTTACGATCGCAACTTAGACCTGGCGCTGGTATCCATGAATTCCGTAAACAGCCTCGGTTTCACCCCTTCCGAGCGAAGTCACTTGGTCGGCGTAAGCGACCCCACGACCGCGTGGCTCGAAGAAGTGCGGATTGCCGAAGGAAAAGGATTCGAGTCCGTTGTCTTGTTCGCTTTAGACCAAATGTGTCTAGTTGGCTATTCTTTGCCTTTGTCGCGCGGAATGCGCCGCAGCACGCAACTGGGCTAA